GTCTTCTCCAGTCAATGGCTGCACGAATCTGAAACCCTCTGTTGTTAATATTCTTTAATATATCTTCACAACAACCAACAAGTTCTTCTTGATAAGCAATCTTAGATAAGAGACTAACCATCTCTTTATCAGCATCAACATAGTTTCCTATCTCTTGCTTCAAGATAACTTTTGGCCAGGGTTCACGATTCAGTTCATTAAGATCCTCAGGATTATTCAATTCACCCCTGTAATATTCACCTAAAGTTTTGGATAAAGTTTTACACTTAATCCTTAAACTTCTTAGCTTCAACTTCTCTTGATAATAATATTTTAAATACTTTCCATGTAGTAATGGTATATCTAAACTCTCTTTATCAAGATCTGTATCATCAATCTTACAATCAGTTTTCCAAGAATCTAATAACTCTTCTAGCTTCATAGATTCTATTATACTTTATTATCTAGGCATTTACAACAGTAAATTGTCTATACCTAAATGTTACATCAGCTTCAAGATAAGCAACATCTGAACCAGTTACATCAAATTGTAGTGGAGATAAATTAGTTGGATATACATCTGTGAATTTTATTCTTTTGTTTGGATTTTGTGAGCTTGTCATAATAACTAAAGCTGCATCACTAAAAACTCCTTGCAAACCAGGTCCTATTTTACTTACTCCTGAAGTAGGTCTTGATCCATCTGCTTGAAGTTCTTTATATTGGTCAAATTTTTCAGGTGTTCCTAATCCTGTTAACCATTCATATATCTCAAGATAATTCTTCATATCTTCATCTACTCTAAACCTTATATCAAATGGAGAATAATCTAATTTAGTACCAGCATATGGTAATCTAATAAAAGGATTTTCTGTAGATAGTTCAGTCAATGCAACAGCTGGTAACCCAGCACTTTGACAGAAATAGTTTACATTAGGTAATTTATCAATGATAAATCTAAAACCTAATGGTGATAAAAAGTTTGCATTTTCTGGTTGATTATCAAGTATGCTCATAATACTATTTATCTGTTTTTGAGGCAAAAAAAAAGGAGGCCGAAGCCTCCTTTAATTTTGGATTGTAATATCAATTACATTAAGTTATTTACAACAGCTAGTCTGTAATAGATATTTTTCTTAGCGAATGCAATTGCACCATCAGCATTTGTAGTTGCGAATGGGTTAGCAATGATACCGTAACGAGTCTTAAATCCAATTTTTGGTTGGAATGTATTCTCGCCAACTGCTCTTACCATTTGTAGTGGTACATATGGACAATAGAACAGACCAGCATCAAATGCACTTGCACCTTTATAACCAATTGTGTAGTACTGAGAACCAGATGAAGTAGAGAAATATGGATCAACATATACTTTAATTCTTCCGTTCAGTAAACCAGCAAAAGTGTTACCAGTGTCATCAACATTTAGGTTAGCTGATAGAGCTGGAGTGTAATCTAGTACACCAGCCATATTAAGAGCTGAAGCAACGTCAGATCCGCAGATCAATACATTACCTTTACCTCTTCTTGTAGCTTTAGCAATCTGATTTGCATCTCTTTCGATTTGGAAAATCAGACCTTTAAATCTTTCAACTGACCATCTACCGTTACTGTCTGTATCTAAGTCAAACGTACCAGCAGTTGTTGTGTTGTCTTGTGCACCAGCAGTCGCTGTATAGTTAATAGTTCTTACAACTTCTCTGTTGATTTCAGATAGAATTTCAGCAGAAAGGATGTTAGCAAGTTCACTTTCAGCATCCAAACCGTGGATAGCTTTAAGATCTTGTGCTAATTCCATTGTGTATTCTGCTTTTAAAGCTCTTGATACCGCAGTAACAGAAACTTTTTCTACAGAGAAAGCCATTTCGTTGAATGCATTTGTTGATGCATCACCGAGTGCTTCAGCTTTGGCTGTAGTCATACCTTGTTGTACAGTATAACCAGAACCAGATGCTCTATCAGTTGGATCGTTACCAGTTTGTACATCACCATTTGAACCATCAAGTGGTTTTGTAGTTTGTACGGCTGTGTTACCACCAGCTAGAGCTGAATGTGAAGTATTAGCTTCATTGAATAGTGCCTCTGTTCCAGCCTGAGTTGAGAATCTTGATCTCAAAGCAAAGATTAGACCAGTAGGACCAGTCATTGGTTGTACACCGCAGATGTCGTATGCAATAAGATTTGGCATACTTCTTCTTACGAGTGAAATAAGTACTGGGTCAAATATGTCAACTGCGCCAGCAGCAGCAGTTGAGCTAGATGCGCCCATTGCGTTAGCAGGAGCGGCCTCGCCTAATAGGCTTGGTGATTGATAGCCCCCTGAACCTGCAGCTTGTTCTCTAGCCGCATTTTCTTGGTTTTCTAGTAAAGTAGCAACAACCTGACGCTTGTGTGGATCTTTGATTTCAGGAAGATCCCCATGTTCAAGAACTGGCTGCCATTTTTTTACTAGCTCTTCTGTTAAATAAGACATTTAATGTCCTCCCTTTTTAGTTAAGTGTTTGAAGTCAGCCTTCATTTATATTATATAATCTAATCTATTTCTTGAGTGATCTTGAAATAGCATTAACGTATCCTGCCATAGATCCTTTAGGTTGTTTAATTTCCTCATCTAGTGGCTCTTCAGTATCACCTATTGGGCTAGTTACTTCTTTTTGAGTTTCCTCAACGAAGTAGCTCTCCTTAATAGTTTCTAATTTTTTCTGATAAGTTTCCTTATCTGAAAAATCTATTCCTTCAGCTAAAGTTTTAAACTTATCTTTTTGAGTTTCAGTTAAACCTTCGCTTACTGTGTCAACCATTTTGTCTTTTGAATTCTCGTCTAAATCTTTTTTGATTTCTACGTTTCTTTCAATTTCCGCATTTAGTTGAGCTTGAAGTTCTTCATTCTTAGCAGCTAATTCTTCAACTACATCAACTTTCTCTTCTGGAATGTCAATATAATGTTCTTCGAATAAGCCTTTTAGACCTTTCATGAAGTCTTCAATTAGTTCGTTTTTAAGACCTTGCTCAATAGCAAGTTTGTTTTCATCAGACCATTGCTCTACAACATAGTCCATATAGCTGTCCATTTTTTCAGCCATTTCTTCTTTGATAGTTTTAACATCTTCAACAAAAGAAGATTGTACTGTAGTATTGTAGATATCAATATGCTCGTTGATTTTTGAAACAACTGCTGCTTCAAATACAGTAGCTGCTTTATCTTTAAATTCCTCTGATAAATCTTCGTTACCAAATAAGGCTTTAACATCATCTTTGATGTCAATGTCTTGAGGAGTTACTTTATATACTTCATTTGATGAATCTTCAGTATTAACTTCTTCGCCCATTTTCATTTTTTTCTTCATTGCTTCAGGACTCATAGCAGCATTCATTTTCATAGCTTCTTTAGGCATCATAGCAGCATTCATTTTGCCCATTGCTTCGCCCATTTTATTTTTAGGCATCATAGCCATATTATACATCATTCCTACTGCTTCTTTGTTCATACCACTCATTCTTTTAACCATAGCATTGATCATACCCATTTTAGTGGAAACTTCTTTAGCTTTCATGCCAGGACCGGATGATCCTTGCTTAATAGGTTTTGTCTCCCCTTGATCTTTACTTGGACCAGGAGCGGATGATGTTTTAGTTGTCGGCTCAGGAACTTCTGAAGGATCACCCATAGACGCTTTGAACTCATCAATTTGAGTTGTATCTTCGTTAGCCTCTGGAGCTTGAACTTCTTCTAATTCCTGATCTTGTTTAAGATCTTGTTCAGACATTTTTTTCTCCTTAATTTAGTCTAATTTACTAATTATTTATAATATTATAGCTTTGAGATAAAATCACTAAACACCTTCAACTTAGCTTCTTCAAGGTTCTCTCTTGAAGTTTTATTAATTGAATTTTGGTATTCAGATATTTGAGCTTCTCTCAATACGCCATTATCCCAAATCCATTCTTTACCTTCCATAATTCCTTCTACAAAGGCATCAGGTGCAGATGGATCCGCAACTATGTCAGCAGCAGTAGCAAGATGATAGTCTTTTTGTACAACTTGCGTGCCGTTTCCATTATCTTTTAATGAACCCATGCCTCTAGAACTAACTCCTATTTGAGCACCTTCATCCATTAAATTCTTTACTATTTTACCGTATGGTGTATCCATAATTTTGGCTTCGCCAATAAAATTATTTCCATCTTGATATAAATCAGTAATCATATGACTAACTCTTTCAAGATTAATTGTAGGACCACTTGGATGTCCTAATTCACCATAGGCTCTGTTCTTATCAATGTAATTCTTCTTATACTTGTCTACTTGTTCGCTAATTACTTGAACAGGATAAATTCTGTTATTTCTATTTTTAATTTCACCTTGCATAAAGATGCCTTTTATCTTGTAGTTCTTAGTACCATCTTCTTTGGCTTCAGCAATAAATTCTAAATTATTTTCTACTACTTCGCATATGAGTTTCATCTTTACTCCTTTTTAGCTATTCCAAATGCTTTAACATCTGAACCACTACTTGTTGCAATCTTATCTGTTGGTTTTTTATTAATAACAAGATACTCTCCAGCTTTTAAATAAACTTGTGCTTGACCAACTGAACCAGTTGTAC